AAAACTCCCGCTTCAACCAGTGATTTTCCGACCACGGGTTAAAGGTTAAAGTGATTTGCTTATAGAAGTCCGGGCTGTCGTAGGATCCCCGGATCGATTCCACCGTCGTATCGAAAGCATCCATGGAGTCCAACTGATAGGCCTCTTCGAACCAAGCCCAACAGAGGATCCCCACGTCGACCGAGATTGACGTGATCTTTAAAGGATCGTCCATCCCTCGGAACAAAATCTTTTGTCCCGTTCGCTTGACCGTGATCTCCGGCATAGACTCGTTGAACTTAAACCTGTCGTAAACCCCAAGCCGATTGGCCGCCCACTTTAAATCCGTGTAGGTGGACTGCTTGTTCGTATTGGAAAACTTCCGCACCACCAAGAGATTTGCCCAGGGATACTTCAAAAGGTCGTGAATATAACAAAGAGCCGCTGTCTTCGACTTCTTCGAACCCCGGCTCCCCTTGACCACCCTATAAAATTGTCGGTTATGGTAAAAGCGGTTATAGCCCTTCCCCAGGGCCTTCACCATGCTCAATCGCTTCTCAATCATCCAGCGGCACATCCTCGATGAAAGTAATGGCCACGCCGCCGTCCAAGTCTACCTTCTCCGTCCATAGGCCGTAGCGCTTGCCTAAGAGCTCACCGGCACGGATGCGGTCCTTCATGGAAACCTCCATATCGCCGATGGACTGTTTGCCGTTTCCTTGGCCTATCAACACCGCTTCCTTCGTCTCGCCTCGCATCACCGCCGACAAAAACCGCAGCACCTCTCGCTGCTCCGCGATCATCTCTTCATCCAGCACCTTCATCCTCTCTTCGATGTAGGCCTTCATCGCCGGCTTCTCGAAGAGGCGGCTCGCCGCAGCGTAGGCCGTTTCCTTTTTCTTTACGTTCTTGTAATACTTCAAATAGCTTTTCGTCTTGTCCAGCGTGACGATATATTCATCCGCCACCGCCTTTTGCTTGTCCGATAATCCTATACCATCACCCCCTTATGTATCACGGCTAAAACCCACCCCGCGCGATCAAAATGCCGTGCTTCGCGCCCCGCTCGGAATAGGTAACCATAGGAGATCGATAAAAGTACACGCCTATTCTGAAATAACAGAATTGTTGTTCTAAAAGCCATATCCGAGCCACTTCAGGACATAAAAAAAAGAAACCTCCCTCCGGAGATCTCTCTAGTTATCCATAATACAATTATAGATCTTCGTTATCGAACATTTCGCACAATCTTTTATAAATTAAATCATTCGCAGTATTTTCTTGTGAGTTTTTAATATCGACAACTAGACCGTCAAAGCCAAATTTCAATTCTTTAGTTCCAATTAAATTAATGTCAAACATCTTCATGTATTTAAAGTTTCCGTAGAGACAAACAATTGAAATAATAACGTCGCGTTCAGGAATCTTACAATATATAGAATAGCTTGTATTCACATTGGTTTCTAATAAACAGTCCATAGTTGTCGTCAAGTTTCCCGGATCCAAAAATTGACAGGATGAATCACCTTCTCCGGTCAACACGAAGGATTTTGCTTGATCAAAGTTAGGATTATTTATAAATTCTTTTCCTTCGAAATAAGCCAGCGTGTTTAACATTATTTTTAAAATCACTCTATTGAAGTGATTTATATTATGATCGATTTTATAATTGACCACCATTTTGGAGGATCTTTTTTCTACTCTATCAACATAGATGTCTTTAGATTTTATATTATTTAAAACATTTTCAACCTTGTTATTATCTATTTTCGAATGTTTTAGAACAATAAAATACTTGTCTTCAAATTTTTTAATTTGATTTTTATGATTTCGATAGTGACTCGGTACGTCATAGATGACTAAAATTTGATTTTCGTTGATTAATTCGTCATTTTGCTGTATTTTAATAGACTCAGAATTTATATTTTTTAATTTCTCAATGAACTCTTCTATATCCAAGTCTTCCCGAAAATACAACCCTTCCATTGAAAAATCATCATTTTCCCTTAACTGAATCTTTAAGGCTGGTACTGCGTATGGTTTAGCATTTGACACATAAACAGGCTGTATATTGCCATCATCATCCAGCGCAGAAGACCATTGATCTACATATGCCTTACTTGGACTTATGGATCCTCTTTTCCCTGGCCCTTGAAATGAACGGAAAATTCTTATCATGCTATATCTCGCAACGTTATTTTCGATTTTAGAAAATGTTACTTGATTACAATGATCACAAACATAACCTGCTGGAAGCTTTCTCTTTCCACCTAGAAAAGCTGGGATTACATGCTCTTTACTCTTAACATCACTAGTTTCCTCTCCACAATAGATGCATTTCATTTTATCCTCCATTTATCAAATACCTATTATGAATCATTCTAGCATAAGATTCACTACCGCTTCCCATGCTCATACTAATCTTCGCCCAGCTCCAACCGTCGACATAACGCCTTTGAAAGATCATCCGGATCCGACTGTCTTCGATGGACGAAATGAATCGCTCGATCTCTATTACCTTATCGACACACGCATCCAGTCGCTTTTGTAATATTAATTCTAAGCTACTTTTCCGTGGATCTTCTCCTTCAATCTGAATATGTATTTCTTGATACGGAAACTCTGTATTCGAAGCCCGAACAGTGTCGGAAACACTTGGCTTAAGAAGCTTAATGCGCTCTTGTAAATTCTTAATCTCACGCTTTAAGTACCGATATTCTTTTAGCATCTCAGCGTCCATATAAGCTCCTTTCGACTGAAATCTACTCCTCTTGCTCCAAGATCCGTAGCCGCTCTTCCGCATTCCGGCGCGCCTCATCCATCCACTTTGTCCGAATAGACCAATACCGTTCATGCACGTTCAAAAGATCCTGCTCTGTGTAAAAATGCTTTTTGTTTTCTTTAGCATACTCTTTTGCCGCTTTTTTAGATGCATAACCTCGATCACTTATCTCTTGGATAAACATCTTCTCGTCGTAATTCATTGTGGTACCTCCTGAAGAAAATAATTCGAACATTTGTTCTTTTATTATCTCTTATTCTAACTCGGAGGTCAACACCTGGAAACAATTATTTAAAACGGCACATCCTTTTCATCCACCTCATAATAGCCCGCCTGATCATTCATCGGTGCAAAGCTGCCGCTATTTTCCTTCGCACTTTCTACAAAGTAAAGACGGTTCACAATGACATTGGTGGTATACACCCGCTCGCCGTTCTTTTCATAGCTTCCCGTTTGAATACGTCCTTCCAATGCGATGCGGTTGCCCTTGTGAAAGTAATTGGCCATAAGCTCCGCCGTCTTGCCGAAGGCTTTGACGCTGATAAAATCCGCCGTCGGCTGTCCTGCGGCTTCCGCCTGCTGCCGCTTCTCTTTCGTCATACCACGATCTACAGCGACAATTCCATAGCAACTGGCTGTTCCACCTTGGCTATACTTCAGTTCAGGATCACGAGTTAATCGTCCGTAAAGTGTTACCACATTCATTTCTTCATCCTTTCCGCCTCATAGGCTGCCAGTCGGGCCACATAATCCTCGGCCTTGTATAAGTCTTCCAACCCGCCCTTTAGAGCGTAGCGAATCAGGTACTTGAAGGCATTGCCCCGGAGAAAACCCACATACTGCTCTTCTCCGAGGATCTTCGCCAAAACCACCATGCTGTCCGACCCGTCCGGCAGTACATAATGACCCGGCGTATTAAAGTCTGTCACTCCTCGTCACCTTCCCCATTGTACAAATCGAGGGCATCGCCTATTCCCCGTATGGATTGCCCCAGCGCAACACATAGGGACTGCACCCACGCAATAGGCTTCCCAGCCATCACTTGGTGCATCTCGTCTTCCGTCAAATCAGAAAAGCAGAGGCTTACCCACCTTCCGTCCCGCTCTACTCGGAAATACACGCCGTCTAAATTCCGTTGAATCATTTCGCCAAGTCCTCCTCTTTCACGAAAACACCATTAATGGTCTTACCCTTGCGATCTTTAATCTTCTCGTAGGCCATGGATAAACATTCTTCCCAATCCAGCCCCAATTGCTTGGCCAGAATGACTAGAGTCACCAATACGTCCCCGAATTCCATCTTCGTGCTTTTGAACTGAATGTATTCTCCATACACATCGAAAGTGATTTTTTCAAGATCCAACTTAGTCTTAAACTCGAAGACCTCTTCCATAAACTTCATAAACTGCTTTGGTGCATTTGACGGATCCACGATCCCCTTCTCTTCGCCCCAAGCTTCCACCTTTTCGATTAACTCATTCATCGTCTGCTCCCTTCAAACCCGTATAAATCCTTAACAAACATTAACTACAACAGCTTTCCTTGCTCATATCCGAGAATCTCGAAAGCATCGTCAATACTCCGTGCGATCCCGTATAGCACCTTCGTCGATAACTCCGTCCGCATAAAATTAATCTGCGACTGGGAAATTCGACCGGATGCCGTCTTCACCTCAATGAAAAACATCTTTCCATCCGCCTTACGGTACCCAAAGAGATCCGGGAAACCTTCCGGGAGCGCGCGCACAAAACGCCTCCCATCCGGACTCTTTAAAAGCCCGCTGGTCGCTACCCAACAACGACCCAGCCCCGTGCCGTTAATGGCATCGGCAATCTCTCGCTGAATCTTCCCCTCTTTGCCTCTCAAAACACGCTCCCTTCCACATGCCGAACGCAATACAAATAGCCGTCCTCCACCTCCACGTGGTAGCCTTCTTGAAGCAATTCGCCGACGAGCCTTATCCGCTCCCTAAAACTACGGTAAGGCACCATCAGAACCTGAATCATCCCTACCTCCATGCACCTTATCTTCGAATCGCCTGCGCATCATAGCGTTTAAATCATCGTCGGAATAAACGTCTGTACGCCGCTCAGAAGACTTCTTCTCGCTAGCCTTCTTGTAGGTCCTGTAATTACCGGCAATTAAACGGGACATAAACGCCTTACTCGGTTTACGATGCACATCCAAATTCTTCTTGAGATACTCCGATGCCGCCACCTGTTCCACCACACGTAGGCGATCCTCCGGCTTAAAATGGCATAGAAAATTCATAGCGTCTGATGATGATGGCGATGATGAAATAAGCGTCGCCAATTTTTGGGCGCACGCGTCCCCTATATCATCATCATCTACTTTAATCTTATTTACTTTACTATCATCTACTATCATCTGTGTACTTCTGTCTACATTAATCGGGTTATTGTCTACATTAACTGGGTTATTGTATGCAATAACTCCACTCAACTCATTTGAGAGTAGGTTATAGTCAGCAATAAGTGAATTATCGTTGCGCCGAGCAGTGGCCTCTTTATACCGGCGCTGAATGCCTGCAGAAGTCAAAATCCCCTGTGTATCAAACATCCCTGCGTGAAAAAAATCAACCTGTACGGCCGTCTTCACTACCTCGTGTACAAAAGACTCCTTGACCCCGACATCGTCAGCAATCAAAAAACCCGTATCCTCATCCCACAGCATGTAGTACCCATCACCTTGATAAATAGTACATAGCAGGTTGACGATGACCGCGATAGCACCCGGGCCGCAGGCACGCAGAATTTTTCGGACCTTAATGTCCTTCATAAAATTACAATCCAGCGGGAAATAATCGATCCCGCTCTTCAGTGGTCTGGCCATAACAACCTCCTAACAGAACCGGCAAACGACACACCCATCATCCGACAGCATGTGCCGCCCGCCTTATCCATTAACCTTGCGTTACAGACGCTTCCACTTCTTCGCAAATCTTTTCGTAATCCGTCTTTTTAATTTCTTCACTGTGGCTGTAGCCGTACTTGCTCATCACCGACTTACACAACTCAGCATCGCCCTTGGCAATGGCATAGAGCCGCTTTGCCTGCGCTTGGGAAATCGTTCCGTCGCGATCCGTGTAGACCTTTTGCTGATTCGTGTACTGGTTACCGGAAAGATCCATATCCTCAATGTCTTGGGTAAAGACGTCGCTCAGAGAGCCAACTAATAAAGCGGCATCCACCATAGCCCGCTTCTTCGCCATCTTCAATACCGTATTATCCATGGTGTAGGGATCCTGCTTGATATACTTCCGTTCCCGTGTGTTGCAGCTGCCGAAACCTTCCGTCATAACCTCGCCATTCTTCTTCAACTTGCAGGAAACCTGATACTGGAAAAAGCCCGTATCGAAATCCCGCGTACAGTCCAGAATTTCAAATTCACTGGTCAGGCCCAGGAGCATTATCAGCTTTTCCGCACCGGGCTTTAAAAGCGTCGGCTTCCCCGTGCCGGGGATCACGCCGAAGTCGTGGTTTTGCGTAAACTGGCTTTGCACCAACGTCTGAAACTGCTTAATCTTTTGAATACTGCCTTGGATCGACTGCAAATTCGTCGATTCAATTAAAGACAGAGCGTTTACCTCTTGCACTTGCATTTCATTCACATTCGACATAGCGAACCTCCTCACTTAAATTTTCCACTTTCCCGGCGATGACCCGGTCCAAGAGCTCCCAATTGTCGTAGACATAGGCCGCCAAACGCCCGGTGAAAAGCTTGCTTAAATTCGCATCTTCTTCAAAAAAAGCCTCTAAGCTCGCGATCTTTATCTTTCGATCCAAATCCAAATCCATACTTCGCCTCCTATCGCAACCGGAGCGACTTCGTTCGCACAAGCTCCGCGCCTTCCGTCAGTTCCCCGGCCTCAATGGCTTTCTTGATCTCCGTCTTCATCGGCTTGCACTCGATCTTCCAGTAGTCGTCTGGAATCAGGTTCTCGTCGAGAATATTCACGCTGGGAGCATTGGCCTGAATGCTCCATTTAAAGATTCCCGAAGTGACCTTGTCCTTGCCCATGGCTTCCAAATTCCCTTGCACATAGCCCTTAATATCTGCGATGCGGTTTTTCACCGCCATCTTCCGAGCCTTGAGCCGCTTTTCCTCGGCTTCCAGCGCCTCCGCTTCTGCTTCCAAATTGCGAATCACCTTCGCCGTAGATTCCAACTTTTCTTCCAGGGCCGCATCCACAGCATCCATGGCGGTGGCAACGGCCACCTCATCGTCGATGTTTTCCAGATTCTCGTAAATCTCGGCAATATCATAAAGCTTCATTTTCGGCTCCTTTCAACGCGTCCCTTACCTTTGCTATAAAACCATCTACATTGCCATGAGCATCGGCGTAATACTTCAGATTCAGCGCCATGGCCGCTTGTGCATTGACAAGCTTAGGCAGACGCGCCTTCGCCTGCTTTCCCCTTTCAATATCTTCCAGGCATCGGGCAATCTCCGACGCGCCCGATTCCAATTCAGCAGCAAGTTTAAAAAAATCCATAATCGATCTCCTTGTGTTATAATGATGGTGTATTATTTTGAAATCTCGCTTGGACAACTGTCCGGCGAGGTTTTTTTATGCTCGCTCCAAAACTTCTCCGCCATAAACGCCAAAAAACGTTCTTTGGCATAGCGTCGACGACCCTCGTCCAAACCGGTAGTACCGACAACCTTATAGTCCTTCGATTGCTTCGAGGAATCATTCATAGGGATACTCACCCCTTTCCCTGCTGTACTCTACTGCCCACTGAGACTTGCTATCCAGCTGTGTTACGCATGCCGCCTCCGCCACCGAATCTAGTAAAGGATAAATGAGCATCGTGATAAACACAGCCACTCCGATAATCGCCGCAGCAGCCCATCTGCGCCGCCTTACATACTTATGGTCTTGATACATAATGCACGCTCTACGCTTCATAGCACCACCTCCTCATAGTTGGATTCCCTGCTTCGAACCCTTCCGAAGCCACTCTTCCACCTCGTCCTTAAAAAACAGCGTCCGATTCCCGACCCTTAACTTCGGAAACGACGGATACTTCTTCGCCATCTCCCGAAGCTTATGTTCCCCGATGGGAATCACCTTGGCGAGCTCCTTCGCCGTATAAATTTCTCTTTCCATACCACGCCAACCTTTCCATTAGACTAGTTCATCTTGCAGGATGTACTCCACTACATAACCTTCACAGCAAACATCACCATTCGAATTAATCGATGCGATCAAACAATCATTGCTGTCCCTAATCACAATCTCGCGCACTTCCAAATCCTTCATAACAATGGGAATCGACTCTAAAAACAGTTCTAAGTCCTCGCCAAAACGATTGGCGATGTCCGATAACTTTTCCAGCGACTTCACGCCGCAACGGCCCCGCCCTTCCATCATTTTTAGAAAATGAGAGTAACTGACGCCCCATGCATTGACAAAATCCTTTTTCGTCCGGAAGTGCGTCGCTATAAACTCTTCAGTCGATTCCCTATCCAGGTATCGATCCATACCATGCCTCCTATACATCTGCTATAATCACCTCGAAAGGGGGTGATGTATTGGCAAAGAAATGCAATCCAAGCTCAAAAGTTCGCAAGGCTGGACGAACACTTTCCACAAGCAAATCTAAAACGTCGAAATCCAAAGCCGGATCAACCCTTGCAAACCATAAACATCAAAAACACTAACTGAACAACATGTTTTCACGTAACACCTGATACAGCGCAGTTGCCAACGCCTGGATCAGGTGTTCGTTATTTTCCTCATCGAATCCCAGTTGATTGAAAATGCCGTGCAATACCTCGTGCAAAAGCGTCACCTGAAAAAGATCTTCACCTAAGCCCTCTAAGATCAGAATTTCCTGCTTAAGGTAATCGATCTGACCCACCATCAGCTCATCCAACGATATAACTGGCACCAACTTCACCGAGTATGGCACGCCCAAAATCGTGACAACTTCCATACCACGCCTCTACCCCCTTAAAAACTCTCGCTAGTTTCAGAGTTCTGATAAAACATTCAACTTCGAGCGAATAATTTCTAAATCAAGGTCGTCAAGTTCAATCTTGTCGGCCTTTTCCATTTCTCGCGCTTCCACCGCACGGTTTAATTCGTGCCATTCCCGTTTCGAAAACTTTTTTCTGAAATTAAGAAAAGCAACGACATCCGCTTCTTTCATCTCACACCTCCTTTTTCGCCCGTATTACGGTTTTCCGTTATTTATGACTAAAAAAAACAGCATTCACATCTTCTTCGCTTAAACCCAACTTCTTCGAAATCAATTCTATTTCCATTTGATCAAAAAATGAAGTGCCTTGTAATCTGCTATTCAACGTAGTTGTTCCCATGTTGATCGCTTTTGCAAAGTTTGAAAGCGTATTGAAATGTTCCTTAATCAAGCCTCGCAGTTTCTGGTAATCATACATTAGCATCACCTCCTGTATTACGGTTTTCCGTATTTTTATGATAGCACCCTTATTTTAATATGTCAACGGCTTTCCGAAATTAATTTTTGATTTTACGTTGTTTTTTTACGGAAAATAGTATAAAGTGATTTGTAGGAGGTCGTACTTATATGAAAAGTAGCTTTCAAGATCGAATGAAAGAAGTAATGTTAAATCGCAATATAACTCAATCAGAATTATCGAAGGCCACCGGCATCACCCAATCCAGTATTAGTGACTGGATGCGCGGAAAATATCTGCCTAAGCAAGATAAGGTTGATATTATAGCCAAGGCTTTAGACGTCACCCCTTCCTACCTTATGGGATGGAACAGTTCGGATGATGTCGACTTAATCAAAATTAAAGGCATCATCCCCCTTAAAAAACTTCGCCGCATCCCTATCCTCGGGCAAATTGCTTGCGGAAACCCCATCTTGGCGGAAGAAAACTACATAGGCTACTTCACTGCCGACGACAAATACCTAGACTCCGACTTCTGTCTCTACGCTAGAGGCGATAGCATGACCGGCGCCGAAATCGATGACGGCGATCTGGTATTTATAAAAAAGCAAAGCGACGTGGATGACGGCGAAATCGCCGCCGTGTTAATTGAAGACGAAGCCACGTTGAAGCGCGTCTATAAAATTGCGGATAAAGTGCAGCTTCGCGCCGACAATCCTAACTACCCGCCCATCGACCTCGACGGCACCCAATCCGTCATCATACTGGGCAGAGCCACTCACGTCCTTCGCCCGGTAAAATAAACGACAACAGCGCCTTGCGCTTTAGATAGATGTACGCAGTTCCCTAATTCTACATAAGGAGGAAACCATGAAGAAATTAGCAATCGCACTATGTTCCCTGCTTCTTCTTGCCGGATGCGGCTCAGATGCAACCAACGATAACAATGCTTCCGCCAACGGAAACAACGCTGAAGCATCCTCTGAAGAAAAGTTCCAAATCAGTGATGCCGATTATGATCTGTACAACAAAGTTATGGACAAAATTTATGAGTTGTCCCCCAACGGCGAACTTAGCGATGAACAAGTATTTGAAAAAATTGCTCCCGATTTCGGAATGACCGCAAAAGAACTCGGCGACAAAATGAAGGAAATTCAAGAAGCCGCCGTCAATCGCTCAATGTCGGAATACAAAGATTCAACCTCAAATGCTGATAAGGCAGTTAAAGACTATCGGTCTGAAATGCAGGTGATCGCACAGCAATACATTGAAAATCAAATTATGCATAAGATTAAAAGTGGTGCCGGATTCAATGTCGGTGTCTACAACTATGAACCTTACGACGCAAACGGAAAGACCTACAAATACACCTTTATGGTTCAAGGTCAGTACGAAGAAAAGGGCACCGGAAACCTCGGTAATTTCCAGATGGTTCTCGGTACAAACGATACGGAAGAACTCAAAAACTTACAAGCAGACGTTCTTCAATACTCAAACACGGCTGAGTGAGTTTTTCTTCGGAGAAGACTATAATTCATCTTATTCCAATTTATTTTGATTTATTGGAATTACTATTCAAAATTGATCGAAAGGAGATAAAACCGTGTCTACTCAATACACAGTCATCAAAATTTTAAGCGAAACTGAAATTTTGGTTAATTATGGTGCTCATGAAGGCGCCAAAAACGGCGATAAACTTCGCATCATCGTGAAAGGCCCGGAAGTAACGTACAATAATAAAAGTTTCGGAACCCTTGACCGCATAAAAGAATGTATTGAAGTAACCACTGTATATGAGCAGTTTTCAATTTGTAAAAAAATCATATACACCCGACAAAGTATATTGAGCCCGCTTGCCGCCATTCAGTCCACCAGCGCTTCTATTGAACCTATGGATGTTGATAGAGCTCAGATAGATACAACCCTTTTTGCTCCTGAAGTAACACCGGTACAAGTAGGCGACCTGGTGGAGAAAATCTAAAAATATTGACAATACGAGCAAATTTGCTATACTAGTAATAGATGACTTGGTCGCTGGTGCCCTATAGGGCCACCATGACTCCGAAAGGCTCTGTTACTTGGTAGCAGGGCCTTTTTTGGTGGAGTTTATGACAGAAAACATTAAGCCCTTTCGAACATGGGATCAACAAATAGAACGATTAAAAACGAAATATGATTTAAAGATAGAAGATGACAACTTTGCTAGACGCGCACTTTCTTCCATGTCCTACTATGATTTGGTCAATGGATATTCAGAATGCTTTATGAAGGATGGCAAATACACTGAAGCTATTTCCATCGAATACCTTTATTCTTTTTATCATTTTGACAGAACGTTTCAAAATGCACTTTTCCAATATAGCATCTATATAGAAAATTTCTTTAAAACCGCATTAAGCTATGTCGTCGCCGAAAGTTTTGGAATCTATCAAAAAGAATACCTAAATCAAAAGAACTATGTTAATCCAAAAAATCAAAAGAGACGTAGAAAGCGAACTCAATTATTAGAGAAATTACACAAAACATACAATCCAGAGAATAAATACCTAGACAACCCGACAAAACACTACGTAGAAACCAAGAACCACGTACCTCCATGGATTCTCTTCAAAAACGTTTCCTTTTCAAACGCAATAGACCTTTACTCCTTTTTAAAAAGTAAAGAAAAGTATAAAGTGAGAAATATCGTTTCCCCAGGCGTCGAGGCCGAAGCATTTAAAAATTCCTTAACAGTCGTTAGAAAGTATCGAAATGCCATCGCACACAATTTGAAGTTTGTTACCTATCGCTCCGGGGTCAATTACATTCCTTCTGTTCTTTCTATAGATAAACTACGACCATTTATTAACGTAGAGAATTTGAAAAATGATAGCCCTTATAATTTAATCTTGGCCATCGTGCTATTGCTAAATGATGCTTATTTACTAAATGAATTGTACGAAAGCCTATTCATAACCATTACGCGCTTTACTCGCGATCCAAGACAGATCCTGCTATTTCAAGATTATTCTCGCATTACAGGCATACCGATAAACATACTGGAAATTTTTGAAGCATTCATTCGCAAACTTGAATAATCGATTAGTAAAAAAGCCCCTACCCTGCGGCAACAGGATAGAGGCCAATGGTTGAGGCGTGGTATACCTACAACACACACTAAGTATATCATAGCCTCCACCGAAAGGAGGCTATTTTTATGTCAAAAATTGCAAACGGATTAGGTTCACTCACCTACACCATGAGGAACGGAAAGAAATATTGGACCGGTCGGATCACCATAGGCCAAGATATTTACGGAAAACAAGTTCGGAAGTCCTTCTCCGGATACAAAAAATCCGACGTCGTGGAAAAGATGAAAAAGGCGTCCACCTTTACCAACGTTTCCGGCATCGTGGATAACGGAAACCAAATCCTCGGCGACTTCTTAAAGTACTGGATATTTAACATTAAGGCCAAAGAAATCAAATCTACCACCGTCATCCGGTACGATCAACTGCTGAGGCTACACATTCTCCCCTATCCATACGCCAATACAAAAGTGAAGGATATCACCATCCTAAACTTACAGAATTTCATAAACTACTTGGTTGAGGAAGAGAACGCATCCGCCTTGATCGCAAAAAACACTCTGAACTTGATCAAACTGTTTTTGGAGTACTGCATCATCTTGGGCATTATCCAAACCAACCCCGCCCACTATGTCACAATCCCTAAAAAAGAAGTGCATATAAATTCAGGAAAGTACCGGATCTTTTCAAAGGCCGAGCAGGAAAAAATCATGGACGCCCTCGATCTCTCTTTCTTCGTCGATCAGATGATCTATCTGGACTTCTTCACCGGGCTACGACGAAACGAACTCCGAGGGCTTCAGTGGCGGCACTTCTACGATCACTCCATCATAGTCGATCAGCAGATGCGACGGAATTACACCTTCGACGGCGACGGTGGGAATACATTAGAGAAAAACAAACTCCATTCCCTGAAGACAGAATGCTCGTTCAGAACCATCCCTCTTCCCCAAATCGCCGTGGACTTTATGAACGACCTTAAAAAACAGTCCATCGCCAAGCATAAGCGGCTAAACAAACCCTTTACCACTTCCAGCTTCATCTTTACCGATGACCTCTGTCAGCCTATAGAAGAAAAGCGCCCGAATCGACGCCTACAATCGATTTGTAGAAGATTAAAAATAGAACCCAGACCATTACACTCCATTCGCCACTCCTACGCCACACGGCTCTTTGAGGAAGGCGTGGATATAAAAACCGTCCAGGAACTCATGGGCCACTCCGACTATAAAACGACTCTCGACATATACACCCACGTTATGCCCGAAAAGAAAAAAGAAGCCGTTTCCGTATTTGATAAACTCTATGCTAAAAAATAAAAATTGTTGGCTACGAGTTGGCTATGAAACCGTAAAAACAAGTAAAAGCACGTAAGAGTAAAACCCTTACGTGCTTTTAAAATGCGTATTTTTAGCCATTTGTAATTAAATGGAAAAATACTAAATCGTCTGGTGCGGGAAAGAGGACTTGATACCAAATCACGAATAAATCGTTATTTTTCAATACTTACAAGGCTTTTCCCCTTATTCTGTTGGCTACAAGTTGGCTATTGTGGCTTCGATTCAATTTTCCGCGTTCTCGTTCTCTTCATCGAAGATGGCTAGGAGTTCTTCCACTTCTTCCCTGCTCCGCGCATAGCGGCGAGCGAAAGTTCGTGCATTGCTCCTTACTCGCTGATACCTTTTCTTCTCCGGATTGTTTTCTTCCCATCTTCGTGTGGCCTTGATCTGGGCATCACTTGTTTTGTTTTCGACGTTCATCTTTCAGCTCCTTTTCGAGTCTTTTCTTTTCTTCAACGAGCTTACCATTTTTAATAAATAAAACGATTTCTGAATTTATTAAAACACGCGTGTTATAATTTGTAAAGAGTTTTTCTCACAAAATCTACAAAAAAAGCGTCTAAGGAATCATGTTCCCTAGACGCTTTTTCTTATCTTAATCATTTTTTCGACGCTCTCAGATCGATTCTAAGGCATTTTAAAACCTTACCAGGTGTTATATTACTTTGGCCCTTTTTGCGAGTTGAAGTATCTCTGCTTTTTATGCAACCGTTTAAACTCTTCTTCACTCAGTAGCCGCTGAACGGCAACTTTGTACTCCCGGCAATAAGGATATCTTCCCGCATCGATGATTTGCCGCACCCGTAGCGCATCTTTTTTCGTATGCATGTGGGCGTGCTGCTCATAGATGCCGTCTTCTCGCTTTATCAACCAAGGACGATCGCCACATCCGGGCTTATACAAGATACTAAGCCGCATAGGCTATCCGCGCCTGTGGTCTTTATATGCCTCTTTTTCTTGGGGACTAACCGCCCCGGAGTCACCGATCCTCGTCCCACTTTCGTAGAGTCCGACGGCAGATAGGCCGATGACCATGCCCGTGACGGCGCTTTCCGCAGACAAGCCCGCCAGAGCTAGATTCAGGATCATGCCGACGATAATGGCCACGATGGGACTATATCGGCTCGGAAGCCCTGCGATCTTAAAGGCCTGTGTCAAACCGAGTGTTGCGCTTGTCAGTACAATGGCAGTTTGCATGGTTGTCCCCTTTCTTTTGATCATAACGGTATAGCACCGCCATCATCTCTTCCCGTGTCATTTCTGCGCCGGGGCGGGATCCGTCGCAAAGTCCTTGCTCTTCTCCCCATTCCCACGCATCTTTCGCCCAATCCGAGGGCGTTTGAATATCTCTCGTCACGTACTTTTCAACTCCCTTATCATACTGTTGCAGCCCAAGCCGCTCGATCAAACCGATTAGCTGCTTCCCATAGTCGAGCGCTGTCGCATAGCCGCAAGACTGTAACGCCTTCGCTTGATCCTTGTAGTTCTTTGCATTAAGCACAGGCCCATAGTTCTTACGCCGCCATTCCGTCGAAACGAAAAAAGCATCGTGATCCAGGATAGATTCAGCGATGTTGTCGTAGGCGCGGAAGTCGGCGACAATCTCGTAAACTTCACCGGTAGGCTTTTGCTCTTTGGTTTTCTTGGCATAAGTCTTGCCTTTCCAATCCTTGCTTGCCTTAATCCCAAATAAATTATGGGCATTCTTCGCCAGTTCCGACCTTCCCCATCCCGATTCTAAGATTGCTTGGGCTATCGTCACGGAAGGCAGAACATTCAGCTTCTTGCCCTTTAAACAATCCGCCACCGACTGAACAAATTTTTCCTCATCTAAGACCACAGGCACCGTTTTCGTTGGCATCGTCGCCTTCACATTTCCGAAGTGTTCTGCTACGGCACGGGCCACGGCATCGGCGGTCTTTTGCAGATTCTTTCGGTAGACCGTGGCGTCATTAATGTTGTCGTGGAAGGCGTGCTCCACAATCATATTGTGCTTGGCCATACCATGGCGAAGGATGCCATAGTAGTTCGACCCGGCGGAGTTTCGTCTGTACTTTGTGCCGCGGGTCGGTATGCCCAAAGCAACAGCCACATTAGAACATATCTTTTCCCCCAAGGTTTTTAGCGACTCCCGCGGATTGGTGCTGTCCCACACTTCCACGCCACGGACACCGCCGCCACAAGCATTTGAGTGGCAGGATATAAGCAGGTCATAGCCCTTCCCCATGGCGCCGCGCGTCTTCAGCGGGATATCCGGAGCGATCGTCGATTTTGTCATGCCTACTGTAAAGCCGTAGGCCTCGAGAGCCGGCTTTAGATAATCCCTCGCATAAGTGAAATTGCAGTCGCCCTCATTGCAATAAGGGAGGTTCTCCACTTGTTTAAATCCACGATTATAGGCACGGCCGCCGCCGTGTCCAGGGTCTAGTAATATCTTGACCATTTACACCTCCAATCAAAAAGGCGAGGTTACCCTCGCCCCATTATTTTCCCAAAGCGTCTACCTTGCCCTCAATTCGAGAAAGAATATTCTTAATTTCCTCGTTATCACTCTTAGTTTTTAACTGCTCGATATCCTCTTTCATGGCGTGTAAGACATTTTCCATGCGCTCATGATATTCTTTGCTGTCCTTAATCACACCGGTATTTGCTTCAATAACTTTGGTTATCTTTTCAATCGTATGTGGCGTTTGCCAAAGGTACATTGCCGCAATGACGACAAGTACCCCAAAATTCACGATCGGTTGATACAGTTCAAGCATAGTCACCCCATTTCATGTATAAAAAAAGAGCCGTTCAGGCTCTAATTTTCATTAGTTATCTTAAAGTCCTTTGTTATGCACTGGAAAGCTTCATTTCCTAAATCTGTTAATTTATGCTTATTAGGATCCAAGCTCGGTCCGCTAAGAGCACCCCAAGTGTTACGTACAAAACCAACATTCATTAGCTGAGTGACATAATAAAATCCTAGCTTGTAGTTAATTTGCTCTCCTCGATATAGCATAATCCCGGTTCTAATTTCATTGATCCCCAGAGAGGAAATAGTATCAAAGACCTTTACATAGGTCTCATAGTCAATCTTTGCAGTCATGAGACAGGAAAGCAGGTTCGCCAAATAGTCTACCTTTTCCTTATCGGCGATTTCACCCATGGCAATGATAAGACGTTTAACTTCAGATTCCTTGTCTATTTTCATGGCCAATTCTTCGACAACTTTTCTGATATTCTTCTCAATAGATGGGTTTTGTCCCTTCTGGTCAATTAATTCTTGTTCCGACATTTTGAAAAGTCGCTTTGTGTTATCAATCAGAATTCTGTCCTTTGCTGTAGTTACTAATTTGATGCCTTCAACTGCTGTGGACACATGGCCGATATACGTTTCCATTCCCCCGAATAGAGGGATTGCATAATCCGGAATGATTTCCATCACTTTTTATCATCTCCTCGACTCAATTATAACAGGAAATGATAAAATGCAGGGCGGTTTGAAACCGCCCCCTATATTATTCAGCTAATTCAGGCAAGCCCAAATTTTCCAAAACCACTTTGACGCGCGGTTGGATCACCTTCGGCACTTGCGCAAAGGTCTTAAGACCGCTCACGATTAAACTTGCGTAAATGACATCCATGCTTTCACCCCCTCTCATCGCTAACTTAGATATAAAAAAAGCACTTGTAGCAAGTGCCATACCTATAAGAACATTATGCTTTTGCATCTTCCAAAGCCTTTTTGACTTGGTCTCGGATAATTGCCGGAACCTCGTCAACGGTCTTCAGGCCCATCATAATAAGCGATACATAAATTTTTACCATTATACCCTCCCTACTTATTAAGCTCTAATTCGTAGATTTCAGCTAACGCCATCTTGTTTTCTGCGTCTTTCTTTAGCATCTCTTCATACATACTTGTCATGCCAAGCATAAGCTCTGCAGTAGATATGGCGGGACCTTTTTGCTTCGACTCTTCTTCCCTTTTTTGCTTCTCTTCTTCCAAGGCATTTTCGTGCTCCGCGATTTCTTCTTTCGCGGCACCTTCTTCCCACATCTTAGTGACAAAATTATAAAAAGGCTTTAAGAAACCCTCAGGCACGGATTCAATTAGAACCTCACCGTCTTTCAACTCATAACTTTCAATTTCCTTACTTTCCGGGTCAAAGGCGACAATGTCAGCAAAAAAACCGTCAACATTCACTACCGCTCCCGTTACTAAACTCTGCATAATAACCCCCTTATTCCGCTACAATATAGGTAAACGTGGCACTCATTGAATAGTTTTCAAGATAACTATGAGCGCGCACGCTACCATCGCTATAAATGTCGAGGGTTTGCAGCTCTGCTTGACCGCCTTCAAAAGAATAAAAGTTAGTCTTCTGCGACATACTTTGTATTGGTCGAAACCCTGCTGGTAATACAACTTCATACGAGTTCTTTGAAGAAACTTGAACACTAGCAGTTACAACTTTCCCGTATTTATAGGCATTGTAGCCCTTCCCCTGAACATGCTTAACTTTTTCTTTCGTTTCAATAATCTTCTTAATCGTTGTTTCGCTGGCGCTAATCTTACTTTCCACCTCTTCCCGAGAGTACGACTCCGCCCGGCTCAACGCATCCGTCGGCGCATGAGGCGATTGGCTGTGATCATAAGCGATCTTTCCACGATCCCCACGATACGCCGTTCCGCTTGTTTCGCCGAGCCCCAAGTGGGCACTGCGACTGTGATCATAGGCCAGCTTTCCACGATCCCCGCGATACGCCGTGCTCGACGTTTCGCCGAGGGTCAGCATATTCTTTTTTATGCCGTCTACTATCGTATCCATGGACTCTTTGCTATAGGCATTGCTCGGCGCATGAGGGCTTTGGCTGTGGTCATAGGCGATCTTGCCTAAATCGCCGCGGTATGCCGTGTCCGACGCTTCGCCGAGTGCCAGCCCTTTTTCCGCCGGGTATAGTAAGGTCTTCGGCACCTTTCCATTGGCATCCAGCCCGGCATAGCCGCCCGCCGCGTCCTTATTCTCAATTTTTTCAAAGGCCGTTGTATCGATCATATGAGGGATATTCCCGGCAAGATCCTGCAAGTCTTTCTGAGTAGCCACCACGATGGAGGGATCCACCTTCAGTACCACATTGGCCGCATTGGAAAAACTTAAAATCATCCGAATCGTAATGTCTTTATAGGCGCCGAATTCACCGATAGGTTTAAATGTTTCCGGATGCTTGGCAATGGCGATTAAATCGCCGTCTTTATCCTTAATGCCGGCTTCGCGAATATAAAAACCGCCTACATCCGTCGGAATATAGGCTTCCGCTAAAATCTCATTTTTATTTTTCTGTCCGACGACCACCTTCGTCAGGCCGCCTTCCCACACTTGATTCTTCAGTGCGGTCTGGCTTTCTGAAATCTCGTAATAGCCGCCGTCGCCGTCACCGACACATAGATTGGTCAGCTCGACCTTTTTCCCAAGCGCCACGGCATTGGTGATCTTCTGCTTCCCGATTTCGGTGATCAGGCTAAAAAATTTCTCCTCCATTTACACACCCCTTTCTATGGTTATGCCTTCGTGCTCCGTATAGAGGCTTGCTGCTAAGTGATCCACCACGGGATGTTCCAAATCCTTCGGCTTCGGCGGTGCGATGGTAATCATTTCACCGGCTACACTCGCCGCTGCACCATAAAAATCTTTCCTATAGTTGAGCTCGATCAGCACGCGCACGCCTGCCGCCTTGATCCGGTCGATGATTTCATAAGGGATAGATTTCGCCAATGGGCCGAGATGGAGCTTTATCGCCGCCGGCTCGTTGAGGTCGTCGTCCAGTGGCCATACCTCTTCCATTCCAAGGTAGACTTCCTTCACCAATACCGACATGACCTCGTTAATGGTGGGGATATCTCCAATGGATAAATTGGCGATAATCCTTGTCTTAATCAACAGTCGATACAATTCGTCGTCTTCGTCGATGCGAAACTGTCCCACATTACCACCTAAATAGTCGAGAGACTTTCCCTTCGCCTTGTCGATGTTTCGACTATCTTCGATGGCGTCCAGTGTCTCATAAAATTCATCGTAACTATGGGTGTAGAGCACGTAGTAAAGATCTTTATTCTTCGGCTTTCGGAAGCGCTCCGGCAATCGCCCCCATGCTTCTTCGTAAAGTTTAGACATAGCGGATCATCACCTTACTCGGTGCCGTGCGGGCAATATGGTTGCTCGCGATTTCTACCGTGGCTTCATTATACGTATTACCGTCCTTCGACAGTTCCACCGCCACATCGGCCACGCCGCCCATGCACATGACGGCGCCGATGACCTTGGAAAGAACCACATCATTCCCCAATTTCAGCCCGGCATATTCGATACCGTCCTCGTCGATGCCACCGATATAATTCAGCACGGCGCGCTTCACCGCATCGTCGCCCTTGTAGTTTTCGTCTTTTAAAAGCTTCAGGTTCACATAGACGTCTTCTACCTTCGCCCTTGTAAAGCCGATTTTATGCTTGCGACCTTTGGTGTCCTCCTGGTCTACATAGTGATCGCCGAAGGCTTCGATGCCTGCCGCCTTGTTTTGGAAGATAGCTTCTGCCACAGCTTCATCGCTTCCTCCAAAGACATAACAGGCCACAGACTTCGGCGGGATGCCGTTCACGGTTTCCATGGTGACATTCTCCACGACCTCCGCATCCACGACAGAATCAATATCCAGTAGTGCTGCCGTCAATGCCGGCACCGTGGAGCCGCCGCCTCGGGAGTAGGATTTCTTGTATCGCTCGCGGAATTCCTTGTCGGTTTCCGTGTCCAGGCCACCTTCCGTTGCTTTTACATTGATGATGGAATTGATGCCGAAGCTCGGATTGACGATTTCGGTAATCGAATTTTCCGCCACATTGTTGCTTTTCCCCGCAGCCACTGAAACAATAGCCACGTCCACCTGCCCATTGGTAATAACCGCATCGTCAGTGGTTTCAAAGATCACGCCGCTTTTTGTCGCTACCCGAAATCCTTTCGGAATTTTCGTGCCATCCACGCCTTTAATCGTCAAAAACCCTTTCGACTTCACTGCCGGGCGCCGGGTAATGGTAAGGTATTGGCCCACATTATCCAGGCCCGTTCCTTCCGAAGAGTTGACGAAGGCGGAAAAATAGACCTCCTCGATTCGTTCCCATAGCCCGGCTTCATCCCATGCCATATTTCGTATCAACTTCCCAAGAAAGGAGGTCTCCGATAAGTCGATATTGACGCCGAAGACCTCTTTCGCCCGGGACATACGCTCCGCCAGTGCTTCGGCATAGAGCTTGCGCCGGAAGCCGTAAGGCGTCACGCCGTAGCGAATTTCTTCTCTTTCAGGTTTATCCAAGATTCACCACCTCCTCCATATACAGGGGATTATCTTCCTTGTCGATAATGACAAATTCGATCAACGCCTCTCGCGTCTCCGGATTTCTCTTCACCCGAACATCGCGGACTTCTTTGACGCGCTCGTCCTGGAAACAACATTCCCTCAGGGCGAATTCGATCCCCCGGTCTTCTATGCCCTTTCCTGAAATGGCGGCATAGTCCAAGCCCATGCCGATGTTCAAGAACCATTCCCCGACATTGACCGACAGGCGGTTTTCTATGTTCTGCCTGAGCTCTTCCTGCCCGTCGACGAGAATCAAATCTCCATCGACGACAATATCGCCGCCTACCATTTTAAATGTGTTTTTATACATACTAAACAATCCTTGCCCCGTCACTGGTTCCGTCGCCTTTTACAGCGATTTCTCTACCCTTATAACTTGCATAGCCGACGAGCTCGATCTTCGGGCTTTCCAGTTTTATACTTCCGTCTCTCTTTAAAACGATCTTCCCGGTGCCGCCCATGTTTTGGACGACGAGAGCATCTTTTTCTGCAACGGGAATGGAATCTTTTAAGAGAGTGATGCCGCCGATGCACACGCAATCCGAAACATCGTGCCCTCTTTCCGTCTCCGCTGAATCTTCGCCAAGTAAGATGTTGTCCGTGTCGTTGTCCATAAAAAGAAGCACCACCATATCCCCTGCTTTCAGGGGATAGTAAAGGATATAATCCCCTGATCTGACAGTGGCCACCGGCACATTCAGCACCATGGCATGGTCTTCGCTGGGTAGGGGAAGGGCATCGATCACCATGGTATTGGGATCAAATCGAACGACCTTGGCAAGTTTCGCCACGTGCATCCCCTTCGTGATTCCCGAAGCGAAGTCATTTAAAAATTGGTTCGCCGCTTCCATCTACACCTCCTCTACTTTTAGCTCCGTGTTGAAGTCATTGGTATGCTTCCCGCTGATAACGCGGAAAGTTCCGTTCACCGACCTGGATTCAATTTTAATAATGGAGTCCGTTTCTATTTTCGGATTTAAAAGACAGACCACTTTCCAAGTCTTCTTCTCTTTCTTGTTCTTCTTTTTATCTTTTGTTTTTCCTCGAGAGTCCGTCTTATCTCCGGAATCGTCCTTGTTAAGTGTCGGGCTGCCGATTAAGCCCGTCTCGCCATTTAAGACGAAACCCATATCATAGCCTTTTTTCTCGTCTCGTATCGTGATTCGATTTTTGTTGATGAACATTTTAGAGTTCGTATCTTTTACAAGTTGCTTTAAAGAATTGGAACACGGACCCTGAATCGTCTTGCCCAGCTTATATACCTTGTCTTCTTTAGGCGTTATCTCCACAATCTCATAGCCCATGACATTGGCCAGGTCTCTCATAATAAAGCTGGCCTTCGTGCCTTTCTCGTAAGTCGCATTGAGCTCCGCCGTCCGCCAAGCTTTTCCGCCGTCGGACACCTTGATCTTCGTCACCTTGTCCAGGCCCTGCCAGTCCGTGTTCACATCTTCAATGTCGCCTGAAAGCACATTGGCAATGTTTCCCAACTCCTTATAGCCGGCATTGACGATACAGTAACCCTGCTTCTTGATTTCATTAATCGAATGATCCGACAGATTGTAAATGGTAACCTCGGACACATCCGGCTCTTCCTTATCTCCGAAGCTGATGTTCAGGTCTATATCAAGTCCCCTATCCCCGGTGCTTTCAAACTTCTTTCCGCCGGCCAGTACCTCGATCTCCCTAATCCAATACATAAAGGAACACATCCTCGTTTAAATTATCATAGGTAATACGTAGCGCCCGGCGAGTTGTATCGCCGGGCTTCACGATCACCTTCGGGATCCCTAAATAGGCGTAATCGTTAAAAAGCGGCACATCCATCGTGATCTTTTCGCCGTATAGGATCAACTGATGATTCCTGTATAAATCTACGGTGAAAAAATCCCCGACCGTGTTGTAGAAGACTTCGAACTGAAAGGTCTCGTTGTTCAGCACGATTTCAAAGCGGTAGGGAATCTTCTCTTTTTCAATGTCGATATATCTCACTTCCGCCTCACCTGCTTTCTCCCTTCATTCGTCTTCCTCTTGACCTTGCTGGCCGTCTTTTTATCTTGCTTCTTCGACTTCGGATTCTTAACCGATACCTTAAATGTTTTAGGCACGGCAACCTTTACATGCTGAAGAGTAATGTCGTAATCAAAGCCCTTGGCATTTTTGACATTGTGCTTCGTATCAAAGCTGGTGATGACGACGTTCCCGTAAATCCCACGCCCGATATAGGTTAAGAGCGTGGCATTCTTCTGGTAATCTCGAATCTGTTTCAGTTTTGCCGGCGCATCGTCCACCATGGAACCCGAAAGTTTTACCGTGTAAGGCTTCGTCTTCATGTGGTCAGAAATATCTTCGCCCTTTTCGATGGCCTTGTTCGTTACCTCGGCGGGAAAAGATGGACTTTCCTCCACGACGGCATCCATTATGACGTCACCAAGTTTAATTCTTGTTTTCTTGTCCATTTCGTCACGCCCTTTGTAGTTGTAAGTCCCTGAATAAGTTACTGAATTCTTCCCGAACTTTTCGCGCAATGGCCATGGGATTATTTTCGCCGCCGTAAACATTGATGGTTACATGGGGCGACGTGTTATTCACCGTTTCGGATTCCGAGCGATTTCGATTCACTGTTTGAGAATTCGTCGTGTTGACTTCCGTCAGCCCGTCTTTCGTCCCGCCCAGTTCACGATAGGCATTGGCAGCCGTCTTTGTAAGGATGATTTCCCCTTCGTGCAAATTGGCCAGGTAATCGTCGTGGGGCACGTAATCAAGCCCCTTGGCGTGGGAAGGCACGCCCTTCTTTCCCTTGCCTTTCCGCCGCCTCCCATTTTGGAAATACCGCCGGCAACACTCGACACAATGGAAACGACCCCTTTAATGGGATTGGCCAATGCCCTCTTTAAGCTTTCCCAAGCCCCTTTAATCGCATTAAGGGCTCCTACAGCCTTTCCTCTTAATCCAGAGAATTTACTTCCGGCGACGTTTAGGGCGCCTACGAGGTAGCCTCGAATTCCCCCGCCCAGAGATGCCGCCTCAGCCTTGATTTGTTGCCAATTGGCAATAAGAAAAGCGCCTACGCCGACGACGGCCATAATGACCCATCCGATAGGTCCTAGAGCTCCAACGATACCGGCAATGGCTCCGATCACGGAGCCCCCGACGGAAGCGACGCTTCCAAGGATGCCGACAAGCGAACCGACAAAACCAATGACACTACCGATCACCGAAATAAACATGCCGACTCCGGTCACGATAGATCCGAAGATGCTAATCAACGGCCCAGCGGCCAACGCCATCAATGCCCATTGTGCGATAGTGGACTGCGTGGCGGGATCCAGTTCCTGGAACTTTGCCACCACCTCGGAGATGGCGCCGGCAATTTCTACGACAAAGGGCGCCATGGCACCACCTAAATCCATGAGGGAGTTTTCCATCTTCGTCTTCGCCACTGCCCACTTCTCAGCAGGCCCTAACATTTTCATGTAGTTGGCATCCGTGGCACCGTCTGAGTTTTGCATCTCTTTCAACATTTTGTTGAAGCCGTCGGCGCCCTCTGAAAAGAGCGTCAGAGCCGCTTGCCCGGCCGACATATTGCCGAACATATCCGAAAGGCTCATGCCCGACTTCTTGGCATTTTCATCGAGGATTCCGAGCACGTCGCCTAAGCTTGTGCCGGATTTTGTCAATTCGGTAAAAGATTTTCCCGTCGCTCCTCTCAGCACTTTGTCCGCCCGCGTACCGGTGGCAGACAATTCGGCGATCATGCTATTTAAGTTCGTCGTGGCGATTCGGGCGTTTTGCCCCTTGGCCGTTAGCATGGCATAGGATGCGCCCAACTGATCCAGGTTTACTCCTGCGGCCGCCGCCATGGGAATGACGCGACCGATATTCTTACCTAACTCGTCTACGGTGATTTTCCCTTTATCCTGGGTCTTGACGAAAATGTCGTGAATCTTTCCTACATCATAAGCTGCGTCGCCATAAGCATTTAAGGCGGTGGTCGTCGCATCCACGACCGTGGCCATATCCGTAAAGCCCGCTTTCGTCAGTTTTACGGCGGACTTGGTAAACTCCGTGACCTTCGATTGGTCAATCCCCGAAGATAGAGCCTCGTACATAGCACCGGCCACTTCCGTTTGGGCGATACCGTGGGCATTGGATATTGCCTTTACGTCCTTCCTTATTTGGCTCACGGGCAGCACTTCATCGGTAGTTAAGGTGGATACCTGGCGAATAGCCGTGTCCAATTCCATAAACTTCTTAACGCCCACGGCGGCCACAGCTGCAAAAGGCGCGGTAGCTCTCGTCACCTTTTTCCCGAACTTCGTAATATCTCTGCCCTTCGCCATAACGGATCCGCCGAAGTCTCGAATCTTAGATCCGGCCGTGCTCATACCGGCACCAAAATTCTGCATGGCGCCGCCTAAACCGCCGACCTTCGACTTGGCGCCGTCCATGGCCTTATCTACTTCTTTAATTTTATCGACACTATCCTCGGCACCTTCCGCCTTTATGCTGAAGATCAGTTCTCTTGCATCGGCCACTATCTATCCACCTCCTTATCCTGTTCTTCCCTCAGCAAAGCATAGGCATAATTGAGCCTATACAACTCATCGGCCGAAATCGTCATGGCTTCCGTATAAGTTAAGATGCCGTCTTGCATTAAAAGCAAAGACGGCCGCCAGAAATCCTCATAATCGTTGTTGATCTCCGCCCTTAACTCATTTACTTTCCCACATACTGGAATTCGATGCAGACCTTAACCAGTTCTTCAATCTCCGGAATAGAATCGAAGTCTTCAATTTTCTTCTTCGGCGATACGACAAAATGTTCCAAACACAAGTCCATCATCTTTTCATCGTCTACACCGGATGCCGATTCTTTGCTTCCCCACTGTTTTCTCAGACGAATGGCTTCACGATTCGGAAGCTTTTGAATCATATATTCCGTGCCGTTGATTTCAACCTTTTTATTCTCGAATTTGCTTGCCATTTAAACCTCCTTATTTGTAATAGGGAATGAAGATTTCAAATTCCACTTCTTCCGCTTCCTTGCCACGAACATAATCCGGTGTCTTCATAATGCGGCAATTGCTCGATGCAATATTTCTGCCGTTGTCGTTCATATCCACCAAAGAAAAGTCGAACTCCTGATTGTTTTTCGCCAGATCGCGAACAGCCGGCACGCAGGGCGACGTGGACATTAGCTTCACCTTTGCCTTTGCCGTCTTGTCGTGATTAATCGTGTAGTTGACTATCCCGTCGACGCCGACCTTGGGAATAATATCATCTTCGTTTTGTTCCACCGTCACCTTGCCGTCTTCGGAAAAGCCCGTCAGGTACATATTCCCCATTTGTACGACGACTTTCTCCGGATCATAGACATATGTTATCTTTTCAGCCATCTTATGCCTCCTCTTTATTTACGACATCGTAAGTTAAAATACCGCTGATTTGGCCCGTATGAATGGCACCTTGAAGCATGGCCGTCCAGAGAATGTAATCGTATTTTCTGAGGGCCACTTCATTGCTGTCCACATCTTCGCGAACTTTATAATCTACTCTGTATTGTCCTTCTTCCACGATTCCCATGGCCACGGCTTCCGTCAGAACCAGTTCCGCCACACCGACCAACATGCCGATGCCCCGATTCGTGTAGGGAATCTTGTCCTGTGTCAACGCCAGACGCTGCATACGCTCTTCCATGCGGAGGCGGATCCAGTATTCGCCGAGAATAACGTCGATGTATTCGCCGGATAGCATCTTTCCTTCCGACGTTTGCAGCACACCCAGCTTTTCCACATAAGTGAAGAGATTGCTTTTATGCAGTTCTTTTACTTGCGTCGTAGATACGTCGGCCGCCTTTACGCCTTGTAATGTTTTAAACTTCGCCGTTTTGCCGCCGACTTTATAGGACATGACCACGGCCAAGGATTCCGCTACAAAGCTGTCGCTGTCATCGTGATACATGACAAAGGTGTTGTCGTAAACTTCCTCGAAAAGCTTTTTCGCATCTTCGTAATCGTTAACCGTCACGGCATAGACCTTATTGTTTACCTGGCATAAATTGGACAGGCCTTTAATGGTTTCCACGGAATTATCCGTACAGGTCAGGAAGAAAAAGTCATTGGTCTCTTCCAGCACCTTTTTAAAGCCTTCCACGGCGGTGCCGCTTTTCCCTACAACCGCCACCTCTTGGGGTTGAGGCTTTTGCATAAATAAGCGGCTCGCCAGCTTATACACCTTCGATTCCGTGCTGAATTCCTTCACGTTTTCCGCCGTAATGTATTTAAAATTAATATTTTGGCTCGGGTCAAAAATAAGGATTGTGCCGAATCCCCTCTCCGAGACCCCCACCGTCTTTCGCTGAATATTGACGGGAAAATCTAAAATCATAGGTCAACTCCTCTCCTCGTCTTCTTTTGATTAAATTTGTAGTGTTCAATTGTTTCTGTCCGGTTTTCAATTCGATGCACAATTCTGAATTCTACATCGAAGCCTACCCGGTACTCGTAGTAATCGGCAATGTAAATCGACCGATCGGTCATATTGCCCACGGTTACGACCTTAATGTTATTCTCTGCGAACATCTGCCTCGACTGAAAGCGAAACCACTCCCACGCCTTATAGGCCCACTCTTGGCACGCCACAATGTCGTCGGCATAGGCGTTAAAGCTCATGATCACCTTCGGCTGAAAGGTGATTTCTTCGATGTAATCATGTTTGAAATCGGGATTCAGTGAAGGCTCGAAGTGTTTGCTTTCCACGCCGTTTTCGCCGACATTTTGCCTCAGCGTCATAAACTTAAAGGAATAAAAAGGATACGGCGGCTTTTTGTGGGGATTATCCGTATCCACCACGACCAGCCCCGTATCCTCATACATCCCTTTTACTACAAGCTGTCTAAGCGTCTTGATCATTTCGATTGGCTCTTTCCATAAAATAAATATGCAGGTTCGGGTCATAGTCGGAATAGTCCCGTTCGCCGGTAATGGTATAGGCCTTCACGCGGCCGTCCTCCATACGGTTGACGATAGACGTGCCCTTGTCTAAATGGTAATAGCAATAGAGCTTCCGGCTATCCTGATTAAACAGACCGCCCTCGTCGTGCCTTAAATCCTCGTTCGAAAGCGGCACAATGGCAGCGGGTTCCAGGCGCAACTGAAGGCTTCGACCTTCCACATAGCGCCCGCCGTCGTCCATATCGTAGTAGCCATCTTGTTCTATCTGTGCTACAACCGTACCCCGACTATAGCGGCGAACCAGCTCGCTAAAATCAAACATCACTTCCCTCGAATCTCATAACTGATTGAATTCACCAAGCGGCCGCTGTCCACCAGGGGATTGGATTTCCCGCCTTTGTTCATAATGGTAAAGGACGAATTCGGCGGACTGTTTACATCACTGATTAAAAAGGACTGAATCGCCTGTGCTGCCGCCTGGCCGATGATTTCGAAAAACTCTCGGCCGCCTAATCCCCCAGTGACGACGGATTCAATTAAATCTCCGTAGCTTTCGATCTCGCCCTTCTTCGCATCGAAGCCGGCACGAACAAAGGAACGCTCCGGAATATTGATTGTCGACTTGGTCAACATAATCCCCCAATTGTAGAGAAAGAAGCCGCGCATTTTAGGCGTTACGGGAATGTTGCATCCGTATTCGTGCACATTGGCGATCATCAGTATTTCGCCGCCGGCACTGGATGTCACACCTACAACCACCTGATACTTCTCCAATTCTTCTAGTCGCTCGATGATCTCGTCCACATGGGAAATATCAGATATGACCGCCACGATACTCTCTCTTCTTCTTGTTCGACAGGATATAGGCGCGCCGGTACGGGTTCAACCAGTGGCGGATGTAATCGGGCAAGCCGTCTCCAGCCACTTGATAGGTCACCGCCATATCCGACAGCTTTTCAGCGGCAATATTAAACTTGCCCGGATCCGTCTTCACCAGCTCCTCCAAGGCCAGAGCGACACCTGCAGGCAGATCTTCTTTGAAAGATAGATTGCAATAGTCCTCAATTTGGCCTAAATACAGGGCCCTTAACCTTGCCCTCTCCTCTTCCTTTTTCACCCGCTCCTGTTCTAAGAGCTTGTCCATGCCTTTTTCGTCCATGGCAATGATTAAGCGGTAACGGCGGCCAGTTTAGCCTTTACGACGGCCTTTTGGTTTTTCTCGGGAATGTATTTGCCGAACTTGCCTGCGGATTGAATAGCCACGCCTGCGAAATCTTCGGAATCCAACATACGATAGATTTCAATACCCACGCCGGCAACGCCAACGTTGTCTGCTGCAAAGATGATGTTTTCGCCCTTTTGGAAGTACTCGTCTGCAAGTTCGTCCAAGATAAAGCCCTTGAATTTCAGGTATTCGTTGTCGTCGATGTTGACCGTGGATCCCTTGCCTGTCGTTACCAGCTTGGAATCCATGATGAAGTTATATACATCGGCGGTGACATAGGCCACACGTCCCACATCCCTGGAAACCTTGTTGTTCACAAAGATCTTGGATGCTTCGTTGAAGGTCTTGACCACGTCTTCCTCAGTCAGTTTACCGGTAAGAGTCTTGTGGGCTGCATCGGACAAAGCCTTGGAAAGGAAGCCGTTCATTTGCTCTACCCAAGCTTCGGCATGTAGTGCCGCTCTTTCTTGAATGACCTCTTCCGCGTTGTCGTTCACGGTGAAGTTGTCTACGCCTTCGTGAATGGCCAAGGGCTCTTCGTAGGGCACTTGCTTATCTACAGACTTGATTTCTTTTCTTTGACCAAAGCGATTGGAAGTTCCCGTTCCGGTACCGAAGGCCACGTTTTCGCCCATATCGTACTTTTGAATGACCACATCGGTGTCGGAAATCTTCAAGTCGATAAAAGAATCCTTATTGGTGATCCCGTCTTGCACTTGCAGCTTGCCACCGAAAGTGTTTAAAAAGTGCTGTTTCTTCTCAAATACATTTGCTAAAAGTCCTGCGTATTGTTTTGTAAAAATTTTAATTGCCATCGTCTCATCCTTTCTTGTACTTATCTTTCAATGTCGACCATACATCCGCCTTGGAAGCCTGTGCGGCCACCGTCGGCGTTTTCCCCTTCAAACGTTCTTCCACCTGCTTCTGAATCATGGACTCGAAAACCGGCTTAAAGGCCTTAATGTTTTCATTCGTCGATTCAGCATCCGATCCCATTAAGAAGTCTTTGAATTCAGACGGAATCTTCTCCTCCGCCAGCCGGCTCATGGTGTCCCTTTCCAGGTAAACCCTGGCAAGTTCCGCCTTCGCCGCTTCCAGCTCTTTATCTTTCGCTTCTTCGGCTTCCTGCTTCCGCTCATCTTCCGACAGCTTCGCCAGTCGCTCCGCCTCCTGAATGGCCGATTCGATCTTCTTTTCCGTCTCTTTCTCCGCTTTGCTACGCTCTCTGGCCAATCTCGCTTCCACGATGGCGGTCACTTCATCCTGAGTAAAAGTCTTGTCGCCGCCTTTGTTCTCTTCTTTTTGGTGGTCTTGACCTTCTACCGCTTGTTTCGCTTCGGCCTCTTGCGTATCCAATGTCGCTTCTTGGTTTACATTAACTGCATCTTTATCCATAATTCTTCATCCTTTCCCATTTTTAAATCTTGTTTTGATTCCCCCATGCTTCTTTTACGCCTGGCAAGTAAAAGGCAATAAAAAAGTAGCTATTTCCATTTCGGAAACAGCCACTTATTAACCACATTAAAAAAGCAACGTTTAAGATCTTACTTAACGCTGCTTTTTATCTCATGATCATTTCGCCGTTTTTTATTCTTTTGTCTTGCTCGTCTATCATATCCATGTATTCGTCTTTGATATCTTTGGGAGTATCTTCTTTTAAAGCTATATACTCATATCCATGTTCTGTTTTCAGCTTCTTATCAGTCAAATAGGGCACAAATTTAGGTTCCAGCATTGTTCTCCCCCTTATCCTTTTAGCATATCGTCTATGATCTCTATAATCCTAATAGACAGCGGGTTCGCATCCGCCTTGTTGGCGTAAACGTCGGCAAAGGACTCGGCAATCGCTTCACTTGGATCGGATGCCCCGTATCTCGACTGAGCTTTTCTCAGCACGGCATTGACCTTTCCCTTACCATAGGGCGTCTTTTTAATGTCTTTACATGCTTGCGAGACTATCCTCTTGGCAGTTTCTCCATCATTCCAATCGAGGATCCTTTGAAAATCATAGTCATAATGCTCATTCTTTGCAATTAGGTCCCAGTTGACCGCATGGCCGAATTCGTGGACGCCGATCGATTCCACACTGGCGTTTTTAGGCCACCAACCCGACTCCGATTGCATCTTACACAGTTCTTCAAATTCCGTCGTATCAGTGTAATAGCGCGGATTAAAATTCACACTCCCATTGCCGAAAGACATAATTCCTCTTTGACATGTACATACCCTTTCAACACGATTATAAGCATCCGGATATTTCTCGGCAACTTCTTCGATGGCCGTAAATGTCTTTTTGACTGCTTTGAAGTCGAGATCTCTGACCTCGTCATCCATGACAATATTCTTTGTTTTGAAATAACTCGCCATTTCATCGAAAGTGCTTACACCTGCAATCCCGTCTGAATTGTTCCCGCTCGCCTCGTCATTATCTTCGTTGAGAACCGGTTTATACTCACAATAACAGCGGCAATTAATATCCTCTTCCGGAAAGCCCGTGTCCTTTGGATAAAGGCAAGTGGCGCCGCTGGGAAGTACGAATTCTTCTTCCAGCTCCACCTCTACCCCTTCCATGGCTTGGTGGGTAGAACGAACGGCCTCATCCTGCATAGTGCGCCACACCTTCATCATCTTGATCTTGGAGTTCTTATTGATCTCGCTAAAGGTGTCGAACTTGGTGTCTTCCAGCACTCGGGCCCCTTCGGTACGGGCGATTCGGGCCACATTGCCCACATCGCGGCCGAAGCGATCCCGGAGATGCTTCCCCATGGTAGTATAAGTATCTCCACGCTCCAGCCCCGCCTTAATAATGGAGTGGACGTCGTAGATGAAATTGTCGCCGTAGTGGTCGATTCGCTCCGTCCATATTCTGCCCGCCACTTCCTTGTTAATGACGCGGCTCGGGTCGAAGGTCTTTTTTATGGGGACGACGCTGTCCGCCGCCGATGCCTTCCGGGTATCTTGGGCAATCTGCTTCAAGGTGTTTTCAATGGCGCCTGTGTTCGTCCGGTACAAGTCCAGCATAATATCCGCCGTCTTCTTGTCCAGCTTAGCCACGTCCTCCCGGGAATAGTTCAGTTCACCATCCTTTTCGGCATCGTCGTAGATCTTCTCCACTTCTTTTCGCAGTCGCTTAAAGGATCTGCCATAATTTTGAACGATGACCCTTTCCTTCTTCTTAATCAGCCGCTCAAAGGACTTCTGAATCTTCAGGAACTTCTTGTCCATCGTCTAGCTCCCTTTTAAAGGATTCCGCATAAGCGTCCACTTCCTGAGCTTGCCGCTCCAACTCTTCCTGAATATCGTCCATATCTCTCAGTTTGGAATAAGCATAGGTTTTGGAAAGCCCGGCATCTAAAGCCGACTTCACTGTGTTGATATTGTCCAGCTCATTGTAAGGCTTGTTGTCGTTGAATACCAGAGAAATATCCCGATAATCGAAATCAGCGGCACCCTTGATATTTAAAATGGCCAGAATCAACTTCAGACGCTTTTGCAAGGCCGTCTTAAACTTCCGCTGCTTCTGGCTGATAATTTGATCTGTGGCGAAAAGCTTGTACTTCATTGATTCCCCGGAGACATTCCCGGCGAAGTTTTCGTCGCTCATATTCGGTACCTTGGCAAACTTGTGAATGTCTGCATCCAGGCGGTTCTTGTAATTTTCCAGAGCCGTGTCATTGATCTCTTTAATGAGCCATTGAGCCCCTTGCCCGCTGTCCCCTGCTTTATCCAAGAGGAGAACTCGATCCTCCATCATTTGGTTCACATCGTCGGAATCAGTCTGCGGCATCCCGAAAAGCACTAAGAGGGCATCAGTAAATTCCTGGAAGTCGTTGGCCGTGTCGGACTGCGCCAGGTTCAAAGCGTCGATCAGCGACAATGTCCGCTCAAAATCGCCGATGCCTTCGTCGTTGTTCAAAAACTCAATCACCGGGATTTCTCCGAAGAGATTGGCTGATTCTTCCATCAGAGTCAGATTACCGCCCGCCATCAGGTACTCTTTCACGGAATCTTTTGTGTATAGCGTGACCAGCTTGTCTTTTTTGTCCGCTTCCAAATTGTCCACGGTCACATGATCCCGAATATAAAGACAGAACAGCGGCTCCGGCTTAATGCGGTTATCGTAAACCATGACCACATTCTCCGGCTCCACCTCATTGAAGCGGACGCTGCCTTCCTCGTCTAAGTAGACAATTTCATAACCTCGGCCCTTAATGCCGCACATTTTAGCCAATTCCGTGTTTTCGTCCTGCTCGTCGTTAAGATCGAAGACGTCTTGAACCGCCGCCATAATCTCTTTGTTTTCTTCCGCCACCGTGTAGGAAATAGGCTTCCCTACAAACATGCCCAGTAGCACATCCACGATATAAGACGGGTAGTCCAAGGCCAGCTTGTTGTTAGCCTTGTGGCTGTCCTTTTGGCGCTCCGTAATCTTCGACTTCCCCTCGTAGTAACCCTGAAGCACAGTGTACCGTTCCGCATCCTTCTCTTTCATCTTCACCAAAGCTTTAATAAGATCTTCGGTGACCTCCGTATCCGACGGTAAATACACCGTCTTCGGCAGCTCAAAATGCTCCGTAATATTGCTATCCATTCTTCACCTCCTAAAGACCTAAGGCCTTCTTCGATATGGTCTTCAGTTTCCCCATCTCCACGCACTGCAAGCTGTAACGCAGCGCGTCCATTAAGTGATTGTCCTTGTCCTCCGGTTGATTGGTATAATTCCCCGACACCTTGTCTTTTTTATATCCATAGGAATAAAATTCTTCCCTGGCATTGACGCAGGTGTCGCCACAGATGATCCGGTAATCTTGAAGCTTGCTAATGCCCGAATTGACACTGTCCTTTCCCTTCCTGGATTCTCGGATCCTCTGAATATCGTGTTCCCGCTTAAGCTCATAAATCAATCGACCCTCGGCACAGTCGGCGACAATCGTCGACTTTCCATAGCCCTTTCGCCGTATCATGGCGGCGATGTCTGAAGTGGTCATCCCTTGCTCATAATGTTCATCAACAACATAGATTCGCTTGTTTTCTTCGTCCAACCAGGAAACGATTAAAGCCGTCGGGTCATGTTTAAAGCCGAAGTCCAGACCGACCAAAAGCTTAAACTTCTTCATGTCGATTTCCTCATCATCAATCGGTCGAAACTCCACATTCTCATAGACCAGACCTTCCGCCACACCCCAGTCACCGTCGCAGACAATCTTTGCCCGCCGGGGATTAGTACGGTAAAGATCCATGTACCGCTTCCGGTCCTGCTCGTCCAACCATTCATTCAGCCGAAAAGTGGTCGTCATGCTGAAGACGTCCTTCCTCTTGGTGTCTTCATCGAAAAACTCCCGCTTCAACCAGTGATTTTCCGACCACGGGTTAAAGGTTAAAGTGATTTGCTTATAGAAGTCCGGGCTGTCGTAGGATCCCCGGATCGATTCCACCGTC